TACCTATTCTGTGTTTTAATCAACCTCTCCACCACTGACCTTTTTTATAATCAAATCAACCGGACTTACTTTTATCAAAAGCTTCTAAGTTAATATAAGACATATTTTATACTAACCGTTCACCTGTAGGTTATAGAGGAGCTCCCGTAGCGCTACTTACGGACTGCATGATTCAATTATAGTGGTTGTCGGCACCACAATGCTCTTATTTTCCATTAGAAAGGCAGGTCGTCAGCACCTGTTGTCTCAGTATCCGAAGTGTTGATTGTTACATCAGCAAACGGGTCTGCAGCAGGTTCTTTATCTGCTACAATAGGGCGCTCAAGAAGATCATTCTTCCAAAGCTTAATCTGAGACTGTTCTGTGCTCATAGGTTCAACAAACGTTCCGAGAGAAGATACTCGAGTATATCCCTTCTTATCATAAACAACTTTCAAACGAAGACTTTTCTTAGGAAGATTACTATTTATAAACTGATCGATTTTAGCCTTGACCCAATTAATCATTTCATAAAAGTTCTCTCCTTCGAATTCCGGAGTCTCATCGTAAAAGCAGTTTATAACTTGAAGAATACGCCCAAACTGCTGATCATCACGACGTTGAAGATCTTCGTCGGTTTTGATCCACATGTTTTTCTCATTCTTCCACTCTGTAAATGAGGCAGTTTGCCCTTCTGCGTTAGTAAAGATAAATTCAATGTAATCTCGTCCTTGTGGGGATTTGTTCACATTTACTGCACTCAGATTTACATTTTCGTTAATACCTACAGGCATATATGAGCTGTTAAACTCGTTATTGTTTGTTGTTGCTGTTTTTGTACTATACATAATTCCTTACTGACTTATAGTTCTTATTCAGGTTTATAAACACGATCCCAATAGGTTGTTATACTTCCGTCTTCATTTCCAGTGGCAATAACGATGTCGCGTCCCGCAATATGACGGGCTCTTGCTTCCATAATAGTGCCATCGCCCCCAGATTTAAACGATATGTGGGTTTCGTTATCTTTCCGATAAACGTATCCAACGGCATCTGCCATTCCACATATAATTTTTCCGAGTTTCCCAACAAGGTCGATTTCTTTTGCTGAAACCTCTTGTCCGTCTTTGTCTGTGAGGGAATCTTTAACATGTCCTATTAGAATAAATTCATCACAAAGTTCTTTAAACATGTCGATTACTTTCTTGACAGCGTCTCTAAGGTACTTATAACCAGCACCTCTTGCCAGAGTTGTTACATCGTTGCCCTTCCAGTTTTTTCCAAGTTCTGTAGCTCTGTAAAGTTGACAAGCATAACTCATACAGATATCTTCTAAACGAGTTGCGTTGTCAATGGTAATGTGTTTATAAAAGTTATGTCCTACTTCCGCATTCTTAGCTCTAATGGCTTGAGCAAGTTCTCCTAAGTCTGATATGGTGCGCGCTTGTACTGCAAGCGCATCAATAAACTTAGATCCGCCTTCAAGGTCTACAATAAGATTGTTTTCAAGTTGCGCTACTGCAGATGTTTTACCTGCTTTAGGCAAACCATATAAAACAAGATATTGTGGATTTGTAGAAGTTGCTGGAATAGGTTTTGTAGGTAGTACTACCATAGTTCAATGACTTTAAAGGTTAATCGTAATCTTGCTGTTACCAGCATTGAAGATATTAATGATAATCTTCTTGGTAGGCTCATTAAGCGTATTCAAAAACTTAATATTGCCGAAATCGCTATACGAATACAGGTCGAGACCGATCTGAATCTCGTCATCGTAGAAGATAATGGGCGTACCATTTATAAGCTTATATGTTTTGCCAAGAATGAAAGGCAACTTCTTAGTCGTCTTTTTATAATTGGCAATGAAATTAGCAGCCTTGATGAATTTGTCATCATCGTTCAGATAACTGCCAGTAAGATCAAACATATGCTTCTTCTTCGAATCGGCCATCATTGTAGAAATGAAGTCGTCATCGATTGTACCACAATTGAGATACTTGTTGGTTGCCTTTATATTAGCAGCAATAATGTTATCAAGAATCGTAGAATAGTTTGTGGTAGGAAAGGTATAGTTATCGTTAGAAGTATTATTGATCTTAAAAGTTGTTGTTGTCATAGTCAGCCAAAATATGTTATGAGTTAATAATAACGTCATGTTTCAATAATGTTATTGTATGCAAGATCGTTCTCGAATTCAAGTATACAAGGTTTACCCGCATCTCTATTTTTCATAAGATGTAAGAATACCTTGTTTTCTGTAGGTAAATGACTTGGTCCGTATTCTTGTATACCCAATGTTTCTGGTCTATGAACTACAAATACGTAGTCACTTCCTTGAAACACGGCGTCTGATGAGCTTAAGTCACTTCTCATAGGATAATGTGACATTGGGTTATTAATCCTTTCAGGTTGCTCTATGTTTCTGTTCATTTGTGCAATCTGTATGACCGACGTTAATGGGAGTTTTTTTACTTGTATAAAAACTCTTTCAAGTTCGCTTATTGTTTCTATTACAGAACCAGCTTGCTTGGTAAGTAACGTATGGTCATATGTGATTATAAAGTGCTTGTTAGTACCTTTCACATATTTTTCATAGAAACTAAATATAATGTCTCTTACTTGCATGGGAGTACATGGATCGTCCATAAAATAAATAGGATACTCCTTTAGCTGATTGGATACAGCGATGACTTTTCTGAACGTACTGTCATCTAGGTCCGTTTCCGAACTATACAAGGCAGAAGTCGTTTTCCTAAGCTTATTAGAAAGCGTCCTTCCAACTTGCCTAAATCCAACCATCTCTAATGAGAAACATAAGATAATTATTTCTTCTGAAGGATTTAAATCAATTATATCAGTTTGAATTAAGTTAACCAATGAACTTTTTCCACTTCCAGAAATGCCAGCAATGGTGTATACGGTATTTGGTTCAATACCTCCCATACACTGCCTATTAAACTTAGCCCATCTTGTTTTCAGAGATACAATATTATGTTCTCTCCGTCCTGCTATATACGAGACCGCTTCTTGAGTCACTTCTCGCATAGAACGTATTTTAGATAAGTTCTGTTCCATAGGTAGATGCTTCGTTTTTGGTTTCATCTTGCATTTCTGCCTCAGATTCTTCCCATTGATGTTCTATGAGCCATTTATACATAGTCTTCATATAACCAATTTTCCCAGTTCTAGTCTTTTTAGATACTTCAAAATTTAAGCAATCTATAAGATGTTGTGCCATCGCTTCACTCAATCCTGTGTACAGATTAAATAAATGATGGCACCTGTTTATATTGGTTTTCAGATAAGCTTTTGTTCCATCTGGACGTAAAACATATTTGGGATATATCTCGCTAAACAGTTCGAAATAAGTTTTCGAAGGCTTAAGGAATTCTGTAAGCTTTTCTGTTGGAAGATATATTATTTTATCCCCTTCATTAGTAGAGGAGATAAGATTCTGATCAACTAAGTATTGTATTTCGTCGTCGCTAATTAGGCTGACAATCTTGCGGACGTCTTGATTAGATTTTTGATTCTTATCCAATACAACACTCAGGAAGAATAACTGATTTACATTGATTTGCTCCGGCATATGCAGGAGTTTTGTGTTTACTTCAATAATCATCTCTTATACTCTAAGGTTAGCAAGTTGGTTACTAAAATAATTCTAATTGCTGATAGATAAGTTCACCTATAATGCTATTTGCTTCAGAGATATAATAGTTATAGTTAACATGTCTTTCAGTTATTGGTAAGTCGTCCATTTTATTAAGTATTGTGACTCCGGATTTCGTAAGCATGTTTTCTTTTACTCCGTCTTCATTTACTTTATAAAGTGAATAACCGTTAGTACTAGCATAATACCTGTTAATTCTTTGTACAAGTTTTTTGCCGTGTAGGATCTTAAACTTTCTGTCTGGTCTTTGACACATCAGAAAGTCTCGTATGTCCATCTGTTGTCTAATAAATTCAGACACAGGTTGTTTCGTTAAGAAGTAGTTTATCACAGCTTTAGGTATTACAGTCGGTGCCAACCCTTTTCCTATAGTTGGTTCTGTTCTAAACATCCCTCTTTTTTCTATCAGTTTTGGATTATGCGATTGTTCATAACCCTCAACGACCCCAAAATAATCGTTGACTGCGTACTGATAAAACGCCTCATAGTTATCGCTTTCAAAAGTGAGTTGTGTTAATTGCTCTACTTCAGACACTGTTTCCTGAATCTGGTCTTTAGCAGCTTTCTTAGCAATAAACATAACACCATCCGTATTGATTTGCACAATCTTACAATTCAATTCCAGCAAACGATCCACCAACATGAGTAGTATCAATTGGCCATTGATACGTATCTTGAAAACATTAAATGGATCGTACATCCAACTCGTCTCTTGTTGCATTTTCCCCGTAACAGAGTTTAAAGTTAATTTAAGGGCTTTATCCTTAAACTTCTGTCCGCTATGTTTTGCTTCTATGCGCTCATGATATATTTGCTCATAGACTTTCAAAAAGATTTCACCTAAGTGTCTGGGAGTAAGTTTATGCTTAATAAGCAAACTCGGATACATAGACGCCACATCACAGTGTCCGATATACTCATCAGGTCCTGGACGGAATATCATTGGTTTGTTTAGTGAATGTATACCACCCACTCCAATGGAATATACCATGTTCGAGAGAACAAACTTCTTCTCGTAGCCTTTGCGTTCTTTTGAGTACACTATCTGCCCTTTCATGTCCTCAAGAACGTCTTGAAATATTGGGTTTTTATATTTTATGAATGGAAATATGACGTCTTTCAACGGAATGTAATCCATTGGAGATCGCATTTCTTTGAGTTCTTTCATTGAAATTCCTGTCGCTTCACAATATTTTTTAGCAAGGATTGTTTCTCCGAATTTCACACTATCCATTGAAAGAGCGTCAATTCCATATTCTTCTTGTATAAATAATCGTAGATCTATTTCTCCTTTTTCTTTGAGACGGTTTAATAACTCTGTAGTAGATTCTACGTCATTTATATTATATGCAATCATTTCATCTATTTTATCCTTCGGAATAGGCTTAGAAAAATCCCCATCGTATTCTTGCACATTTGTATAGTGCATAGTTACTTGGGTTTCTTTCAAACCTACACGAAGTTTAGACGAAAATTGCATTGTGAGTAAATCCATTGAATAGAAATAATGTGCATACTTCCATCTTTTGAATTTCTCAATGTTTCCATCTGGAGCTGTAACTACAGTATTCGATAAATTAAATAAAGACTGACAAATCCTCCAATATGGAAGTCTTATCAGTCTTGGATAGTACTCAATGGCGTAGTTTATAATAACATCGTCATAATGATGATTGTTATAACCACATATTATTTTATTGTCGTTTCTATCCATGAAATAATCAACCAATTCCGTCAACTGGTTTTTTCTTTCAGATATTTCAAATTTATATAATTCACCGTTTTCTGTATCTTTGCAACAACAGTGGAAACAGTTTGGGAATACTTCTATATCATAGACTACTACCCTGTTGTTGCGTATATACATGACTTATAGTTCTTTAGTTATACTTAGAGGGTGTCTCGTAGATTCGAACTACTCCTATGCTTTGAATTACTTCTACACATTGTGCTACCATTTACACCACACACCCTAAAATTTGAGGCCGGCATGGATTTACACCATTACATCTTTTAGAACCGGCCAGCCGATCTCTTATTTATATAGCGCTTCCTTCGGCTAAGTATAAGCGCTATGATGAGAGAGATTTGTTCGCTATTCTACGATCGCCCGTAGCTAGTGTTCTTATATACGAACCGGATACATATACAGACTTTGAATTGGCACTCTCTCGTTGCAAGTACCTTTCTTGCGCCTCTCTTCACGCGGTGAGTCCGCCAAGAGATGTCACTATTCTATTTGTGCTATCACGGGCTCTGTAAATTACAGAGAGTTCCTCTAACACTTTCTCACTTCAAGCGACTGTTGTGAGGATAATCGGAATCGAACCGATACAACATCATATTCCTCAAAATATGACTATAAGTTGTTCCTGCCTGTCAGGTATCCCCTATCCAGTGGTGTCCTGGAT